TCCATTTGCCCTTGCCATATCCTACCCTCACGGCAAAACTGCTCTTGAACAGCCTCAATGCTCTCTTGAACTTCCTGCTCAAGCATATCAACATCAGCCAAACCCTCCCAAGGCGTGAATATAAAACCAGCCTCTTGAACAAGCCTAAGGCGCTCTGGCTCAATTACATTAAAATAATACCAACCTGCCTTACGACTTGCGCGACTAACAGCCATTACAACGCCCTCGTAATATCATCTTCATCAGTTTCGTAATGAACCACCTGATGCAATTTGTAATTGTGGTTGTGCGCTGGCTCGTTATCCAATACGCCCTCACCACTTTTACGATTGCCTTTGGTAATCCTGATCCACATCTTCTCCATCACCTGTCTGCCATCTTCTAATTTGACTGGTGGAAAATATGCGTACACATGTGTTTTAGGAACAGCGGGATTGTTCTTGATCTTCCTGTAAGCCTCTAACCCATGATCCTCGCATGTGTAAATAATGTTGCCCTCTTCACTCATTGTTCTTTTTCCTCGTAACCACTGCCGATAAACAAAAACCCTGCTCCATTGCCTTCTGGATCACAACTGACCTCAATATTCAGTAACCCATGAACAGGATGCAAAATCTTGAATACAGGAAAACCATCATCACTCATTTCAAAATGAGTAATTCTACCGCCTCTCAACTGACCATAATATTTTTGCCAATATTCAGCATCACCATGTCTTTCGTAATTAGTCATTTAAGCCTCCATGCTTTTGTTAGTAACTTACATATAAGCAATCATTGCCTGGATGTCAACAGCTTTAATAACAGACTAAAACCTCATTGTCCCACAACTGACTTTTGCAAATATCATACTTTTGTTTTAACGCAATAGCCTCCTCATAAGTTAGCCACTTATGCTTTCCAAAAGTGTAAAGAAACGTAACACCATCATCAGAAACTCGATTGTGCTTTGATGCCATTTTTTTAATTTCATACCTAATTGTCATGTCACCCTCTCTATTTATGTGGTAGTGTCGTTATGAGAAAATGATAGTAATTGATAATCGACTTGTAAAGGGGCAAAAATGAATAGGGCAGAGATTTTAGATGATGCAAAACAGAAAGTGACTGTTGACCGGGCGGCTGATCATGGTGACATGGAAGATAACTTTTCTACGATTGCTGCGTACTGGACAACGCATCTCGGGACACAAGTATCGGCTCATGATGTGGCCGTCATGATGACACTGCTTAAACTTGCTAGGATTAAATCAAACAAAAGCCACGCCGACAATTGGGCTGACGGCTGTGGCTATCTTGCTTGTGGTGGTGAGTTAACTACGGAATAAACCGTCCATCACGCTTCTGACTTCGGTGTGCAACTCTGACACTCTACGCTTATTCTCATCTACCATGTCTATACATTGACTAAGAGCGTCTGCATGTTCATCAAAAGCCCATGTGCGATCTTGATATAATTGTTTCAAAGCATCATCATGGATTTTCTTATTGGCAATGAGTCCATCGAGAATTTTATCACGAACAATTTTAATGTCAGAAGCATAAAACTCATTCCGCGTGAATCTGTGATAAGACTTCACATAATTCTCATCATCTGTTTCTAACTGATGCGGTAACACTCGTGCTTGATATGCGGCTTGATCAATGAACTTCCTGACCATATAACCGTCTTTATGTACATCTAAGCCATCTGCCGCTGGTTCTGGATATTGCGGAATACGGATCATCGTGTCTTTTTTTACTAATTCAAGCATTGTTGCGTCTTTCTGGCCTATGGCCTTTGTTGTTGATTACTTATTAATATCACAACATTTATTGTTATAATGTTTTTGTCCCAATAAACCCTGTTGATTATTTAACAATATCACAACAATTTTTATTATTGACGTCTCGGGACTAAAAAAAATTATTTTTTATGATTGAAGCACTGCCATGTGGTTCCATGATCACTGCTATACCAGGCTTGATTTGATCCACAACACGAACAAATGTGCGTAACAGGACCAGCAGCTGCCGTCTTTGGCTGCTCTTTCTCTGCCAGATCTTTTAGTTTTTTTTTGCGTAACGGATCAACATAGTCACCGAATAAATCACCTACGCTCTTTGTCATCCGCTCTCTCACCCTGACAACAATCCACGATAACCATCTTGCACACCGAACATTGTGTATGCCCATGCACCTCAACTGGTGGCATAACTGTATGACACCTCGGGCATAGTCCATCAGCCACCAAACGAGCTATGCTGCCATCGCCCTGACTAATCATTAAAACAAACTCAATTGTTCGGGTTCACGCATAATCACATCAATGTCCTTGTGCATGATCTCTGTAAATTCAATGTCACAAAAGTTACCACAATCAGCCATGACAAACTTTTGTTCTACTCCTTCATACGGATGTAGCTCATCTAAATATACGCCACGAATGCAGGAGTTACCAACTTCCCGCTCCGCTGCAGCCATGCGATCAAATTGTTCGGGAAAGTCTTTACGGATCTTATTCCAGTATCCTTTGCCTCCCTTAACACATCCGATGCAATTATTGTTGCCATAACCTAAGGTGTACATGGTAGGGCGTTTGATGCCAGCTTGCTCTAAATAAAACAGACACTCTGGCTTAGTCAGTTTCTTTTCAATTAACGGGAAGATAGGCTTAGCATCAGGATACTGCTCTTTGAATCTGATAGCTCTGTTGACCTCCTTCTTCGAGTATTCAAACCCGAACACTTGTGCGTCATAGTCCATCTCTTTTTCTAGGCGCTGCCGAACACGTTTCTTTAGCACCAGAGTACACCGCGCACCCCCTGGACCATTGACATACTTATCTTTGGTAATGACTTCAAACTGATTGTTATGCTTGTGAGACTTGGTAATCATGATGTCACGACCATACCATTCCTCACACTCACGGATAAATCGCTCATTATCAGGATGTGCCGAGTCTATATGAAAATATATTGGCAGCACGTTTTCTTTGCCGTGCTTATCTATCGCCAGCTTCGTTGCTACCGCACTGGTAACGCCAGCCGACCACCAAGATATAATCATCACACATTATCCCTAGCTGTAACAGCTTCATACTCACCCCTAGACATATCACCATCTACTGCGCCTAACCATATCTTGCCACCTGCTGCGGACAACTGAAACTTATTAATGCGTCCTGCGGCTTGCAAATCACGAACATATTGCTCCAGCACACGCTTGCTCAAACCTTGCAGTGACTCAGGAGCATCAGCGTCCTCAGACCGCTTATAAACAGAGTTATTACCACTCATATGCGTTAGAGCCACACCGTTACGCTCGGACTCAACGATCCAATCAAACATGGCCTCCATCTTGATCTCTCTTGCACTGCCACGCTCCAATGCTTCAATCGCATCAGTCTGATCTTCCAACAGGCCCGTCATTGAGTCCCGGATGAAATGCCGAACAATTCTACTTGCTGGACCATTTGATTTAACAACAGCGCCATCAAAGCATGTGTTGCGCTGATACGGAACTCCAAGCTTTTCACATGTTTTCTGACCCCGAGCTGTATCCACTTGCCACAACGCAAAAGCAGACCTGACACCATCAACCAAAGCTGTAGTACCCCGAATCAGGTTACGAGCTTGTTCTGGTGTTTTAACAACTGTGTCATCCTTTATCTTTGTCATGTGGTGGCAGACCAGCACCGATGCCCCTGTCTCTGTCGCAGTCTTGGCAAGCAAACCAGTAAGCGCAGCACCTGCCGCAGGGTCAGCGTTAACATCAGCATGTACGAATGATGCCAGCGGATCAAAGATGATTAACTTCAAATCGTGCATTTGTAACATTTGTTCGTAAATACGGTCAAACACCTCGCTTGTTCTGAACTCACCGCTTGACTCTGTTAGAACTGGAAACACACCGCCCACGTTAGGCAACGGCACAATCCGAATCTGATACTTGTAATCAAACCTAGCCCCGAGTGGATCGAGTCTGTCGATACGCCTGTGCATTTCTGCTTCATCATCCTCTGCCGTGAAGATGACTACGTTACCGAACTCCTGAACTATGCCACCGAAAGCATGAGACATGGGCGCACCAGAGGCAATCTTCATACCCATATCAAGCGTCATAAGCCCTTTACCAGCATCCCCTGCTGCGGCAAACAAGATCGGAACTCCGAGCGGAAACGTGCCATCAATCAAGAACTTTTGTTCGGGTGCTGGCCCGGTGAACCTGTCGATAAGCAAACTATCATCAAGTAAATTAATGTTACTTTTTGTAACATTTGATTTTGCGTGAACAAAATCAGAGATGTTAAAGCCCTCTGACAAAGCATCAGCGGCATCCCATTGATCAGGCTTGCCCTGTGGTGGAGTCAGCATTGTTACCGACTTTGCACCAGCAGATAGAGCCAAGTCCTGTATGAGATCGGCAAGCTTCTTGCCAGCGGTATCATTGTCAGGCCATATGATTAACTCTTTGCCGTGCAATGGAGAGAAGTCATATTGTGGCGCAGTCTTCTTCGTTAATGCACCAGCCCCACCGATTGTGCATGTTGCCGTATAACCAGCATGATTAAGCGCATCAGCACACTTCTCGCCCTCAACCCATATGACACGCTCCGATGCCAAAATGTTCGGGATATTATATAACGGTCTGACATCAGGAAACTTTGAATATGCAGAGCCATCAACAAACGGACGGAACTCTTTCTTTGGCTTGCCCTTCGTGTTGAGCATAGGATTGCCAGCAATGTCCTTGACGTTATACCGCCTGACAGAAACCAGTACCTCACCATCTGCATTCGTATAGGTATACTCTGCATCATATGGACTATTGATATTGTATTGAGGCTTGATGGGATTTTCGACCGGGGCATTATCCCGAACAATTCTGGGGCTATCATCGAGATACTGCGAGAACATCTCTTTAATCTCTGAGAGCTTTAAACCACGAGATTCCATCAGTATCTTAACGATACCGCCGATTCCGACACCGCCATTGAAATCCTGACCACGCATGAAATGTGGAGATCTAGGATCAATATCAATCTTTAACGATTGCCCCTGATCACCGAGCAAAGACCCGATGTAAAATGTATTACCATGTACGCGACCAGCAGGGAACGTATCTTGCAGCACCCTAATTTGTTCGCTTTTTGGAACTCTAGCAGAAATCTCTTCAACTAAATTATGAGATGAACCACTAGATGTAGTATTGCCAAACCTCACTACACTCATTATATTGTACCCCATTAAGCATTGTTTTACCTTTTGGGGTGTCGTCTAGGTATCAACTAACGGCACCCCATCCTTTATTTATCCCAACAAGTGTTGCGAAACTCACACCACTTACACATAAAGAAATCGTCATTTTGTGCGATACGAGGTAACATGTCGTTACCCCTAGTCGCTCTAATTATGTTCACTGCCTTATCGCTTGTTGATTGAGCAAGATCCTGATTAAACGGAATCAGCTCAATATATATCTCGCTTGTGTTCTTGTTTAACACCGTGAAGCAACACGGATTGTCTGTCAAATCCATGTAGGCTTGATACATGGCTACTTGTGCCGCGTACACTGGGTTGGCTTGTGCCACACCTTTACGAACAAATTCAGCAAACTTCCTGTCGTTGGCAGACTTACATTCCCAAAGCATAGGATATTGAATCGGCAACGGACCGCCAACTATTACGCCATCAATGTGACCCCTAATCTCTCCCTCGGCTATAGCGAATCCAAATTGTTCGCCTCCTTTTTCTGTACGCAGATCAAACCCAGCATCACGAAAATACATGATCATTAGATCTTCAATTGCATGACCTAATGAAAATGTTCGTAATGTTTTGGGAGGGAAGCCTTTACCTTCATCAGCTTGCTGCCCCATATATCTGTACTGTATTTTTCTGGCGCACTCTTCGCCCAAAGAGGAGGCTCCAAGATATTTGCGTCTTGGTTGCTTATTCTCTTTGTCCTTTATGCCTCGATCAAGCTCTTGGATTATGTATTCTGATACTTCAGAATGGGATGTCTTCTGGTTGGAGTCCGACTCTGCCGCCTCCATACTTGAAATATAATTCTGTAAGGTAGTCCCCAGCGAACTCATCTTCCAACCCTTCTATACTTTTTAATACAACAACCAGACCTATTGCGTCTTCTTGACTAAGATCACTAAACTTTTTGTCCCAACCAATATTACCAAACGCTTGCCCTATCTTTTCTAATGCAGTGTCTCTCTTGACCAGTCCCACGCAGCCTTCTCCATCACATCATCAAAACGAACTTTATATACCAAAAGACCTTCAAAAAATTCTATTTCGGCAGAACCGCTCAACAAAGAGGTGTCGTTGTTATCCGCAACAATCGCATTAAAAGCTCCCATGACCACATCTATAATCTCTTCTTTGTCTCTTGGATCCTTAAAATTAACAAAGCAGTTAACGTCAATCGTTGTGTGATCAACAAAATTTGCAGTGAGCTTTACCTCTCCCCTGTTCATGCGCTTTCTCTCTCAACTATGTCATAAACCATCTTGTCTATGATTCGTTTATTCCAAACGTAATTGAGCATACATGCCGCCTTATACTTAGTCCACCCAAAGTCAAATGCGCTTATTGCTATGCCTTGACGATGTAACGCATTACGTTGCTTATCTGTAATGCGTTCGTTAAGCCAGCGCTTAGTTTTTTTAGAACTATTACTATCTTCATTGACTCTCATAAAATCATCAGCAGCCGCCATTGCCTGACGCTTTGTGCCTACGCTAATGAGCCTGACATCACCCAAGTTCTTTTTAACCAAAGCTATCGACAAACCATTAACATCAGCGACCATAGCAAAACAGTTAAATCCTGACGCTGACATACAAGCGCCATTGCTGAATAAATCAATCCAACGGAACGGAGATCGATCTATAAGATCTACTTCTGTTAACTCAAAATGCTCTAACTCTTCAGCATCACCCATACCCAAAGATGCAAACTCATGTCCGCATATAGGGCATTCTTTTACCGCAAGCGGAACTTCTGAATTACACTCAGGACATATCTTCACTGGGCCTTGATCTGCATTATTTTCATTGCCATCCAAGTTGACTGGATCATCAAGCGATCCATGAGTTAGTATTGACGTACCAAAGTCTAACACCACGCAGTCTGTTTTAACGACACCAGGATACTCCTCTGGATCTATTGTCCGCAGACCACGCCCAACCATTTGAACCATAGTAGACTTGTACGAGCATGGGCGAGTCAGAATTATGCAGGATACAGGCGGCGCATCAAACCCTTCAGTCAACACTGCCACATTCACAACTACCTCAACGTCACCGTGAGCCAGCTCATATAGTATCTCTTCACGTTCATCCTTAGGAGTATCGCCAGTGACCATCTCTGCGTTAACACCAGCAATATGAAACTCTTCACATAGATCTGTCGCATGTTTTATCGTGGAGCAGAAAGCAATAGTCTTACGTCCAATACATCTGCGTTGCCATTCCTCAACCACCTTTACGTTAACAGCGCGGCGATTCATGATTCTTTCAACTGCTTCCATGTCAAAGTCAGCAATTGTTTTTCTGACCTCACGCAATTCATTTTGCACACCAACATCAATCACGAATGTTTTCGGGCGCACCAAGAAGCCCTCATCAATCAATGTGGATATTTCAATCTGATGACTGCAATTGTCAAATACGCCCCTCAGACCAGCCTTATCGCCTCGATTGGGGGTTGCTGTAAAGCCAACGATCTGCACCCCCTCATTGGCCTCTCTAGCGGCGTTAATGATACGTTGATATGTGTCTGCTACCGTGTGGTGCGCCTCATCAACTACGATCAGATCAAGCTTGGGCATTCGCTCTAGGTTTTTTTCACGAGATAGAGTCTGCACCATTGCGAATACGGTATCCGCGCTCCAGTCTTTGTTAGCAGCGTTTACCTCACTTGTTGTGATATTATTATTCACACGATGAAATTTTGTGGAGTTTTGTGAAACAAGCTCGTCCCTGTGCTGTAGCACTAGAACCTGTTCGCCTTTTTTAAATCTCTTACCAATAAGAGCAGACAGCATAATAGTCTTGCCAGCGCCTGTTGGCGCTACAACTAATGTGTTGCCTTTATCGTCTAAAGCTTTGGAGGCGGCATCAACTGCCACCTCCTGATATTTGCGGAGTAACATGACTAGACAATCATGTACTTGTATTCAGAGTTTTGCTTGTCATAAGACTTCTTGACCTTGTAGCCAGCCTTACGCAACTCGCTCATCTCATGATACAAAGTGCTACGCTTCTTGGTAAGCACACTTTCTAACTCTGACAGCGTGTAAGATCTAGCCTGTAGCAGACCTCGCAAAGCGTCACAGTAATTTGGGATGGGGGGATTTGCGGCCCGAGTACCCCCCAAACTCGGACTAACGACCACATGGAGGGCTGCCGCTAGAATCTTTTTCAACCAGTTCATTGTGTGCCTCCTTGGTTATTTGCCCAAGATGGCACGACACCTGCTGTCGCAGTTTGTTGTGGTGCCGCTTGTGTAGCCACAGGCTGTTGCATAGGTGGCGCACTAGCTGGCACTGACTGTGTTGTTGAACCAGCAATAAATCCATTCATGTCTGGTGTCAACACAACCTTGATTTTATTTTTGTCCTCATAGCCATTGGTGCCTTTTTCAATGCCTACCTTAAAACAGAACTCCATGCCGTTAAGCTGGTTAACGCCTTGCAGATTACGTTTCTGTTGCGACTCTTCAGATTGATCTTTTGGATCAAGATTAAAAGCACTATCAATGATCGCCTTCATAGTACGCAATCCAATCTCTTTTGCGATTGGCATGCCTGTCTTTTCGGAGATCTTGGTGCCATCAACAAAAATCTTGTGCCAGATTTTACGCTTATCAAAGTTGCCACCAACAATGGTTAATTCAATGGGCAACCACTTTGCATCAGTCTGTTGCGCCACATCAAAGAACCTACCAGCGCCATACTCGGGCAACTCGGTAGATCCGCCCTCTAACTTGATAAAAGCACGAACAATAGTTCCATCAGGAATCAATTCAAACTCACGATTGTTATCGTCACTTGGGACGTTATTTAGATTAAGCATTGTTATTATCTCCTTCTGCAATGCTGACCTCAGTAGGATTAGTAAAAGCCATTGGACGTTCAACCTGAGGAACACCACTAGACATCTTTTGCATTAGCTTACCTAAGTGCGGCTCTTCAATCATATCCAAGCGCCCACTACGGTCTTTAGCAGGGTATCCCCACTGATTCATTGTGTGACAAACAAAACCACGGAACTGCTGACCATCATCGCTAGTCAGGTTAGTCATCGTGATTACTTCATCAACAATTCCTGGCAACTCTCTGCCAGTCTTTGCACCTTCAATCTGTAGATCAAAGGTAGCCCTTCCATAATCGTCAACCTTCTCATCAAGGATGCCGACAAAGATTACGTTCTTGTCACGGATATGCTGTAGCTGTGTGAGCCACGCCATCATCTCACGACCTTGCAAACCATACACGGCTCTGGTGTCTAGCTTGCCAGTGCGATCTGAACGACACTCTGGCTGGTTTTGTCCCCAAGAGAAACAAAGCCGACCAGCCACTGTGATACTATCAATGAACAACGTGTCGTACTTCTCCAACACAGGAGTTGGCTCACCATATACCTGACACACAGATTGATAGTGCGCCATGCTGTACACAGCGTCATCAGGCAGGGCTGGATTACCGCCACCTAAAAAACATGCAAAGTCACGACACTCAGGCCATGTCCGTGGACGAATAACGTCCACAGGACAGCCCTCGATTGCAGCGTCTCCAGCTTCTAAATCCATAAACAGAGTCTTTGCCTGATCAAGTGTCCTGACAAGACTGGTCTTTCCGATACCACTCTTGCCAATGATCACTATTTTATGGCCTCGCTTTTCAGCGAGGCGCTCTTCGGCAGAAATAATTTTAAGCATTCTCAATCTCCTTGATGTCTACAGAAATGCCTTGCAAATACACAGTACGCGCTTCTGACAAAGCCGCCTTGATCTCTGGCGTGGCATTTTGAAACTTTGATTCAGATACAGAATACTTAGTCGTTGCATAGTGCCGAGCATCTTCGGGATTCATCTGGTTCAACAGAGTAGTCAGCAGTTCCTGATCCCACTCTACACGCTTGCGGATATCAACCGTAACCTTGTGATCGCCAGACTCAATCGTAGCTTGACCAAAATCTTTGCCCTTGTCGGCAAGCTTGATCCGCGCCTGATCCTCGAACATTTGTTGTAAGGAATTATTGATGATTTTTAGTTCTCGGTTGAGATCATCAATTTTGTCTTTGACCTCCTTGCGGCGGTTGTGCAGCAAAGTCAGGTCATTCCAGAGAGGTGTTACACTCATCTTACGCTCCATGTTTTGTTAGTACGTTAGTTAGTATTTATAGAATTAAGAACTTGAGAACATTTTGTCAATGCCTTTTTTTAGAAATAATTACATCAATGCCCAGTATTGCTTTCATCATCTTCTTCTTTAGCTTGAACTCTGCGGTTTCTACGCCTTTAGCGTCTTCTACAATTTCTTTCTCAAACCCGTTTTCATCAACTAATTTGTATCGAAAGTCTGCAATATAAGCACAAATCTTCTGATCATTTATCACAAGATTATATCGGACTTGACGCTCCAAGTCCTTCACAACTCCAGCTCTCTGCATGGCTGACAGTTCCCCCCATCGCTCTGCTTCCCACATGGAATCAAAGGTGTATCCCATGAATTTAGTCTTTCTTGCGCCAAATTTATTAGACTTGCGTTTATACCTGTACATGATAATATGTGGCTCTTTATGGTTAGAACTAGGTGATTGTAATGACAGATACTGATAAGTTCAAGTCAGTTGGCGTAGATATTCACACTTATAATAAGCTGAGAAAATTATGCACTGATGAACACAGGAATGTGCGACAACAAATTGGTAAACTTGTTGCTGACGAATATACAAAAAAATATGGTGATATTGTTAGTCAGTCAGGTATCGGGTCTGCCGCTCAAAATTAATCTTCGGCTAATGCCCTCATACGATCAACCAAGCGCCGTGCGCGATTTGGAACCTGGGTGTACCAACGTGAGTCTACCATCTCATCCGCTGCGGCATTCCAGTCTCTAGCGTCTACACCAGCTTTCATACCCTTAAACTTGGACAATCGAGGCCGACCCATATTAAACATCATGTTTGCAATGATGTGCTGGCATTCTTCTGGTAGGTCATCAAAGTCTGGGTACAATACTTTACACTCATCAATGGTTACTGCCATGTCTAAAGTAAATAGTTGTTTGACTCGTTCCTGCTCAATGACAGTGCCTACAGCTTTACCATGCTCTTCGTCAACCTCAGTTATGAGATGACCGATACCGCACGTTGGCAGTCCAAGGTGGTCCAAATAGATCTCGTATTTGCAACCTTCATCTTCCGCGATTTCTTCGCGTAGTTTGTCTTTGTTCATTATGGATTCCCTAACAGACCCGCCGTTGATCCTCGTATGCCCAAGGCTTGTGCTACGCCGGGATTATTGGCCGCTTGTTGACGTAAGCTTGGTTGCCCAGCAGATCCTGCTACTGGTTGCGTAACATTGACTGATCCCAAGCTAGACGCTGCGTTTGGTGCGGTCATTTGATTTTGCATGGAAGATAGTTGTTGACCCATTGCAGTATTATTAATGAGAGCAGTCGCTTGTTTATTAGCTTCATCAACACCCTCTTGTATAAGTTGACCTGGTGTCTGCACAAACAGTTGACTTATTATTTTGCCAAGCATTTCAGATTTTTTGTTAGCTGGTAATGTCCCTGACAAAGCCTCATACTGATCAATAACTTGTTTATAATAAGGAGCTGACGTTAAGAACCTTGTAAACACTCCGTATTTAGCAATTTTTCCAAGATTGTTAAGCGGACTCGCTGCAATGTTAGCGGCAACCAAATCACCACCTTGTGCCGTTTTAGCATTAATTGCAAGGACACGACCAAACTTCTCCATGTCTTTGCCCATTTCGTCACCAAATATAATTCTAAATTTGCCGCTTTTTCCAGCTTCATTAAAGTTCTTTGAAAATGTCTTAATTGCGTTACCGTCCACAAATGTATCTGCACCAAAATCTTTCAAGATGTTATTCATGTAAAATGATTGAACCTTGTTTAATGCCTCATCATCTCCTTGGCCTCTAAGAAGATTAAGCACAGAGCGAATAGTCTCTGGTTGTGATTTAGGACTGGCAACATACTCTGCTGCCTCTATCGCAGTTATATTTCCAGATGATAACTTTCTTAATGTTCTGTCTGTAACAAATTGATTCAAAGCATCTTGTTGCTCTTTTACTGATCTTAATATTCCTGCTATTCCACCAGCTTCTCCACCGCCCTCTTGAACAGCTCGTAAAATAGCTTCTTCTGTCATGTTAGATGAAGATGCTTTCTCTATCTGTTTAGCTAACGCACGAACCTGCCCCACTTGACCACCAAACAACGTATCAGCGGTTTTTCCTAAATCATCAATTGATTTTGCAAAAGCTTTACCAGAGAAAGAAGCAGACTCAACACCATCAGGAACAGTGCGTTTTAACGCATCTTGCAGCCATCGAGTTGCAACTAACCCGCGCAATTGTTCGGCTTGTTCGGCTCCACTGAAGTCTTTAACTACCTTAATAGCTCTTTTTAATGACTCAGGTTTTCCGTTTCTAACAAGAGTAGAAAGAAAATCAACATTTGGTGGTATTGTTCCATCTCTTGCTCTTGCGGCTAAATCTTTAATTTTTATTGCATCCTGCAAATTATCAATGGCTGTTTGCCCATCTTTGAAGAAACCGCGAGCTTCATTTAAGCTTGATGCCGCTGATTGCAATCTGTTTAATGCTTGTCCGTCAATCGCAGTGCCAGCTTCTTTTGCATAAAATTCTAACATTTTAGGATCAAGCATCCTGTCAATTTCATCAATTGCTTTTTGTATCTCTCTAACTCCAGTGGTAGAGCCAGTTGCGATTTTTCCGTCATTTAATGCTTTGCGTAAATTATAAAGTTGTAAAAATCCTGTCGTATCACCAAGGCCATTAATGCCATTAATGATTGCAGATACATCTCCAGCAACACTCTCCCTCATGGATTCTGATGTAGTTCTGGCGGCTGCTACAGAAGCTCCATACTCTGTTTCAAGTCGTTCAGATATACTTTTTAAGGAGTTTGTTTTTATGAACTGTTTGCTTCCCACAACAGTATTAACAAGATCTTCTATCTGCGAAAACTTTTGCGCGGCTATGTCATCAAAGCCTTTACTGGCATCAGAAAGTATTTTAAATGCCTCTTCATCAACATCAGCGCCTCTTGCAGCCGCAGACATGAACTGATCTGTTGCTCCTGATAAAGTTTTAACAACAGATTGCCTAGCCGCTTTTTCACTGGCTACTAATGCCTGATTTGCATTATAAACAGAATCAAGGAGCGCCTCTCCTGTATCTTCTGTGGTTGATGCTTTAGCGGCTCCTGATCTAGCTCTAAAGTCATCTAAAATTTTTCCCATATTGTCATAGTTATTTTTTAATCGGTCAGAAGAGCCAATAACTCTTTCCATAATCTTTGCTTGTCTGGCAACAAGACCAGGTGCGCCAACAGCGGCAAGCTCGGGAGTTATTGGAACATCAATCAACTCTCCAGTTTGCGGATCTTTTACTTTATATGTAAGCGCTTCTCCAATTGCTGTAACTTCTTCATCTGGCAATTGTTTTACAGATAAACCTTTACGTCCTGCCCTAAAAAGAGCGCCAGCCAAACCAAAAGTTAACTCTCCAGCAAGTGTGATGCCGCCTTCAATCGCAATGTCTTTTGCTATCTCTGCGCCACTTTGTTTAGAAACTCCAAGTATTGCCTCAATAGATTCTTCAAGGCCAGCACCAGCCATAGTACCAGTAACAGAACCGCCTATCACGCCAACAGGTCCTAAAGGCAATCCAGCAATAGCGCCACCTACGCCCCCTACAATCTCTGGAGCTATGCCAGTTAAGTCAGCAAAGTCATAACGAGAGAAACCCGTTTCGTCTACGAGCGTGTCTTTCTCCAAGTCAATGCCTAATTTCTGACCTCCAGATTTTGTAATGGCTAACCTGCCTCGTTTGTCACGAGTAAAGTCACCTTCTGCAAAACCATATTTTTGTTTAAGTATAGCATCTTCTTCTGCCGCTGTTTCAGCGAAAGATAAAGCAGCACGAAAACCAGCATCTTTTACACCAGATTTAGTGTCGAACAATTGTTCTTGTTCACGCGATCTGCTCTGTAAAGAGCTTCTTCTTGCTAACCTTCTTCTCTCAGCGACTAAATCATTTATTTTTATTTGCTCCTCAACGGTAGGAGCATCGCCTTTTATTCTGACTTTAAATGATTCATTAGGTAAATTAATTTGTATTTCACCCATGTTAAAACCTTTATTATTATCTTAGATCAAAGGTGAGCATACCATCGTCACTTTGTGTGACTTGTAAACCTAAATTAGCGGCTTGATATGTAGTTGAATCTTGAAGAACTTTTAAAGCTTTTGCATGTTCTTTTTCATTTATATAATTATCAGGATCAGCTAATTGACTCATAACGCTTGCTATTTGTTGTCTTGGCGAATCAAATATTTTCCTCAACTCATTTAATCTCATCAATTTCTCTTGCGGATTAGTGAGGGCAGTAATCTCTCCAAGAAGATCTTTAATTCTTTGCACATCACCTTCAGATATTCCATTACCAGTTTCTTGTGTCAAAAACCTTTTGTATTGAGCAATCATTCTATCTTGTATTGCTTGAGCAGTTGATTGAGCGCTTATACCCTCAATTTTTTCACCATCAACTTCTATTGGCTTTGTCATTATATTTTTACCAAAACCAAGAGCTACGGCTATATCATCAGCTTTACCCAATAGAACATCTGTGGCGGGAGATCCAGTATTGTCTCCTATTTGCAATATTATTTCTTCTAAATCATCTATTGATTGAGCCGCTTGATTAGCGTTTCCGTAAGCTATAGCAACAGATTCAGCCGCTGCGTCTCCATCAACGAATATATCCTTACCTTGAGCCTGTGACCAAGCTTTGCGTATTTTTACATTTTTTTCCATTCCGCTAATAGGTGTAATTTCCCAAGGATTGGTAATTTTATTAGCTTTGCCGCCAGCCTCTATGTGAGCTATTATTTGATCTTTTCTAAACTCAGCATTTTTTTCTTGCATATTAAATTCATGTTTTTGGGCATTTAAAAGTTGTTTTTGCTTGAAATCTAGTATGTTGGTCTGAATGCTTGCTAATGCAGCTCTCTTTTCTTTTGCTAAAGCAGCTTCAGCGGCAGAGTCAGCCGCTGCTTGATTAAGAGCATATTTACCACCAGCCAATTGAGCGGCACGAGCTTCTGACTTAGCTTTTGAAAGTTCTGGTAATGCTTTTTCACCAGCCGCTCCAACTTCACTAAGAATACTGCCAACATTGAAACCTTTACCAGCTTTGTTCTGCATGAGAGCCAAGCCAAACGCCATCAAAGCCTGTGATTTGTCTACTTTTCCAGATGTGTCTATGCCAGTGGCATCAGTAAAATCTTTTTTGTAATCTTCAATAGTTTTTCTTGGTTTCTTTTCGCCAGAAAAAGACTCTTCAACTTCTTGCATGGCATCTGATAAAGCTTTTTCATACGGAGACAATTTTTCATCTTCAGCAGAAGTAGATCCTATGCCCTGCATTCCTTGCATTGAAGCTCTTTTTTGTTCTGCTTGGCGAAAAGCCTCTGCCTCTGCGTCAGTTGTGCCTGTACCTGTTTTTGTACCCGTACCTGTTATGCCCTCACCCTCAAGATAAGAGCCACCCAGAGGAACTCCAGATCCCATATCATCGGTGCCGCCGCCTAATACTAAATCGCTAGGAATATCATCTCCAACATAAGTGTTAGGCAAATCAAGCGGGTCAATTAGTCCAGCTTCAAAAGCTGAGGGATCATCCTGCAAAGCAGCGGTTGTCTGAGTCATAATATTAGGACTACTAAGCGCGGCAAGCTTACGAGCAATATTAAAGTCTCCAACAGTCATATCTTGCTGTTTGGCTGGACCCTTTGCCATTCCTGTTGGAGCTATGGAAAATAATCGAGTTCCAATACCCGCATCCAGAGGAACGCTGCGATCCTCTCCTATTGCTCTTCTTCCTAACCTTTCACGCAAGGCATTCAAAGCATCCATTTTGCTTTGACCGGGAACTGTAGCAATATTTAAGCTACCAGAGCCTAATAAACCTGCACCTCGCGTTTGCGGCTGTGCAAAATAGTTTACGCTTGGATCGTAGCTGCCTATGCCAGCAGAAATTGGATCTCCAATCGCCATCTATGCCCCCTTAATTGGCAAAGCCGCCAGAAGGACTAATACCTTGCAACGCAGTATATGCACCAACACCAGCCAAGAATGGGTTAGTGGATGGGGTTGTGACTGACCTAAATGTGCTTGATAGACCGCTGCTAGGTATGCCTTTAATCAATGATTGACCTAACTCTAAACGGGTAAACGGATCTTGTTGTTGTTGTAAAATATTTTGCCGTCCTGCGTCCAACTGTTGTTGCTGGAATGTCCTGCCGATCTCGCCAAGACCAGACAACATGCCAAGATCTGCCCGACCAAGCTCTGATTGGACTCGACCAAGATCAGCCGTTGTGCCAGCAAGACCACCAAATGCCTGTCCCAGACCGCCCATAAGCTGTGCTGACTTCTGTGAGGCTGTTAATGCGTCCTGAAAGCCTTTACGCTGTGCATCGCCAATAGCGGCTAATCTACGCCCCTCTGCCTCTGCATCCACTATACCCTGTCTTGATCCACCAAAAGCGCCTTTGCTTACAGCTTGAGCGTCACGTTGTGTTTTGCCAATCTGCGCTTGACGATTAATTTCATCAATTACAGATGACTGGTATGGGTTCATAAATTTATCAACAGCCGCCGCAGGATCTGCAAGCATACCAAGTCCAGCACCTAAAGCAGCTTGACCACCAAGAGTTTGTCCAGCCGCTCCTGATATAAACGGTGCATATGAACCAACAAGCTGTGGTGCCATTGCAAAAGCTTGTTGCTGTAACGGATCAAGACCAGCAATTTGGAATTGTGGTAAATTAAGCGGTGAATCTAATAAGCCGGGTGATTTTTGTGTTTCGCCATCAAATTCACCAAAAGCGGTTTGTAGGAGTCTTTTTTCAAGACCCTCCAAAAACGGTGATAATCTTTGTACCTGTTCTACGGTTTGTGTAGACATTACGCCATCGCCTCAAATTTATCCATGATGTTGTACATTCTGTTAAGGCCAGTATTGACATTGCCACCGCCAGCACCCTTAACAGCGTCACGAGTCATAACAAACTCTCCAGCGGTTAACAGGGCTGGCACATCGTCTTTGGTTCCAGAACCTTCATATGTGTTAATCGGGCCGTCTCTTCTAGGTGGATTAGCTGGATAATTTTGCATTGCACCACCTTGATTAAAATATTGTACAGCACCACCTTGAGCGTAATTTATACCGCCAAGCTTGCCTCCAGGACCACCAGCACCGTATGGACGACTTTCAGTAAGGCTCTCTGGTTCATCCTCATCACCAGCTAATGCCTGTGCGATTAGTCCAGCGGCTACACCTTCACCTAAGTTGGTGTTTAAAATTCTAAATAACAGATTGCCCTCTTCAGTGTCTCCAGCTAATCCAATGCCTTTTAACAATTCACCTGACATAGTTTTAGCTGTAGGGGCTACTGGCGCTCCTCCACCAGAACTAGCTAATTGTCTTGCTTTTGCAGCCATAGTTGCAGGACTATTTGCGCCACTCATAGGGGTAAACGGAGCATTAACTGCGGTCATGCCTCCAGTCGTGCCAGCGGCAGGGTTCGCCGCTGCGCCAAACGCTTGACTGCCATAACCGCCAAGACCACCAAGCAGTGCAGATTTTAAAGCATCTTTAGGCTTTTGACCTGTAAGCAATCCGAGTCCGCCACTGACCAAAGCGCCAGATATAGCAGGGTTAGAAAATATACCACCTAAACCACCAGCAGCAGGGCCTAAAAATGCACCAGCCGCTACGGGGATTGCCGCTTTTACTATATCGTCAAGAAGCCCCATGATTAAATCCTTAAACTAGAACAATTGTTCGTGTTGTAAACATTATCATTATTAAGCGTTATTAACAAGCATTTGCTATTTACGATGTAGATACTAATACAGTTCCTAGTGATCCTGTTCCCACGACAGATCCACTAAATGCCTCTGATGCTTGAATTACCTTTAAAAAACCGCCATCTGATATGTATATATCACCTACAGCTAAAGTGTTATTTACACCGCTACTAGGTATCTCTGGGAAGTTTAGTTGTGGATTTTGCAACTGGTTTATAACCACTTCCAACGCTCTAACTAAATCAACAAGATAATCAACGTCCACTTCTTGTTGCGGAGTTGGAAGTCTTGGGAATGGGCTTACGTTACCAGCCATTATCTTCTACCATCTGGTCTAATATCAACTCTTGGATTACCGAGTCTCCATCTTACGCCTTGTGTATTACAGTCTACCTTAATAGCAAAAGCTCTCCCTCGAACTCTAACATCTGCTTTATTTGTATATTGTTCAAAAGGCACAGTCGTAGCTGTAGACGATCTTGTGACTGTTTTGGAGTCTGATTGAGTAAAATCACTACCGGGGAAATCATTAGCCTTTACAGTAAGATCAACCTTTGGATCAGTAGTGGTAGAGCCATTAAA